GATAACGCTACCCGCAGGCGTTACGAAGGCTGCCGGGCAAGCAGTCGCCGCATCGGTAATTGTTACCTCACCGGCATTGATCCAGGCACCCAATGACCTGGTCAGATACGGCACCGACGCATTGTCGGCTTGGCTGTCCTGGTCAGAGCAAAAAGTTAGTTCCATGTTGCGCTTGACCGCGACGATGGTTATTTTCACCGCCCGCTGCATCTCGCCGCGTCTTCCTACTCCGGCAACGTCCGAAATATTCTGCGCCAGATCACTCACCATGAACGCTGACCGAAACTTCTGGATTCGCCCATGCGCTTTTGCCCGTCTTGATGCAGGATTAACATAATCAGAGGTCTGAACGTCTACCCCGTCAACTATGCCGCCCAAGGCCGGAGCGGGATAGCTATCCATTTGCCAATCGTATAGCGAATTTGCCGGTTCTGTCCCCTTGGGACACATAGAGGTAAAAGGAGTGTCTTTGTAATCGACCATCGCGATCACGTCGGCAAAATCCTCCCGTTTGCCGACTTGGATCGGTTCCGTTAAAGAAGCCATTTCTTGGTACTTGCCTATCTTGCGCGTTGAGCGGCAGCGGCATCAATCAAGCTGTCAGCAAAGTTGGTTAGGGCTGCATCAGGATTCGCCGCAAAAGCAGCGGCCAATGCGTCACCACTCAGCGCTTTGTTTTGCGGAACCCTTGGAGAGGCCGCTGGGGCGGGTGCCGACAGAGGAGTCTGAGCTGCAGGAGGAACTTTGCCGTTAGAACCGGCTCGGGCCTTGGCCCGATCCAGACGGAATTTCTGACCGACTATAGCGTCACCGATGATCAGGTCGATATCCGGAAAATTAGCGCACTCAGGCAAAGCTTTGAACCACGTCAACTTTGTCGTGTAAGCTTCGCTGCCTTGCTTGTAGAGTGCCGGATATTCGCGCCTGGCCTCGTTAACGAAAACATTTCTCTCAGCTAAGAACTTCTCGCGCTTAGGCAATTCAATGTCGAGCATCTGATCGGCGTTAGCCCAGATGTCTCTGACGGCGACATCGTCCACATACTTCGTGCCGCCTTTGCCATCCGAGACTGGACCTCCATTGGGATTCCTGATGCACCAATTTCTGGCCTCCAGAATAAGCTTCTTTTTAGCTTCCAATTGGTCAGGAGTATCGATATCGGCCAGCGGATTGGCCGGGGTCGGCGCGATTGGCGGGGGCGCTTGAAATTTGCTCTTGAGATCGGCTAATTCGGTTTCGAGGCTACTGACACGTTCCTCGGCGGCTTTTCGTTTTGCGGTAAGCTCATCGATCCGCTTCTGGACCTTGTCAGATTCCTCTTTTTTCGGTTCAGAAGGAGGTTTTTCTTCCTCTTCGGGTTTAAGTCCCTCCGGAACTTCAAATTTAATCTCTGGTGCGGTCTCCGGCGCATCCGGTTCCGGTTTGGGTGCGCCTTCTTTGGGTGTTTGCTCCGGTTGCCCAGGCGAATCGGCGAATACTGCCTTTAAATCTGGGATATTCTGCAACAGACTGTCGATATTCGGCTCGACCGGAGCGTCGGGGACCGGTTTAGCGACTGTCTGGGAGGTCTGCTCCTCTGCCATGGTTTAAAACGGACCAAGAAACGTAGTTTTCCAGGCGACTTAGAGGCTCGCCAGTGCCTTTGAACAGGGGTTCTGCGCCTCTTTGACTCAAAGATCAAGGCGATTGTTAGGCGAGAGCTAGACGGAGCTAGAAAGCGCTACATCCAGCTAATAATGGCGCGTCGAGAGGAGAACTGCCTCTCTTCTCGAAACCCTTTTTTATGCTTTTAACTCAAAAGCATAAAAAGGGATCTTGAAGCTTACCTTATATCCTTGTAAGTCGAATGACAAAGCACTTGGTGCAGTCCGTTGAGCGAGATGCCAAATAAACGAGACAGGAAGACTCGGCTAAAACCTTCCCTTTTCATCTGGCGGATAAGGATGACCTGATAAGGCTGGAGTTTGCGTGCGGTCCTCACTCGAGTGATTTGGTAATCACCTCTGAAATTTTAGCGTCACGTCGGCAACGATTAGCGACTCGTTCGGCTTTGATGCGACTGCGACTGCGAGGCAATTGCGATCTAGCGACTTCGAAGCGGCAAATTAACGGATTCCACTCAAGTTGGGCCATTTTCCACTTCAAGCGTTCGAAATACTTTTGCCCAAAACCAGGTCGGTCGTCTGCGAATTTCCATCGAACTTTACGAGCCATTGTGGCGAGGTCGCAGAATTCTTGCATTCCTCCGACTTTATGTGTTCGCGAGCGTCGGCAATCCCGATAAAGCGTTGCCAAATTGCGCATAAATGTCGTTTCGTCGACACGGCACTCTTGGATCGATTCGACTTGTTTGGCCCACCAAGGAGTCTTAGACAACAACCGTGCAGCCGTAATATCAATGGGTTCGGCGCCGACATCCCATAAGTCTTTTGATGTGATCATTACTCTGGCGGTCCAGGTTGGGCTTGTTCGCGTTCGACCTTCTGAGGGGAGCGTAAACGGACAAGCTCGCTCATGATGTAATCGGAGTAAGCGACCCAGCCCTGGAAAAATGTGACCTTGCCGTGTTCCCCCATGATCTCATCGTTGCGCAGCATCGCCTCAGCCTTGTATTTGGCTTCGATCAAGACCTGAAGCACGCACCCGAATTGCCGGTCGTTGATCTCGCGCAAAACTTGAGGCAGTTCTCCCTCTGGCAGTTCGGGTGCTTCCACGATCCGAACTACCGGCACTTTGATATTACTTTTTACTGGCACTAGCGAGAGTGGCGACCGGAGCGACGGCCACTCCGGTCAGCTTCGGCGCAGGCGGCACCCAGGTCACAAAAGGGTTGGAGATTATCTGGCCGCCTTGAATCGGCTGACTATTGTCGATATCGGCCCGATACCACCACCGGAACGGGAAGAGCGCTTTGCCTTTGATCGGCATTGTTCTAAGTCACCGTGAAGGGGAGCGCATTGCTCCATTGGGCATCGGCATTCTGGACCGCCACTTGGACTGAGCCAGCGGTAGAAATGACGGCACTCGGAATAAGGACACTCAAATCGGTGGCTGTTGCGCCGACTTCCGGAGAGAGCGTATTTCCAGCAACGTCTACCGTGGCTCCAGCATCAAAACCAGTTCCTCTGATTGCTACGGTAATATCCGCATTTGCGGGCCCGGTATCCGGCGTTAAACTCGTAATCGTTGGTGCTGCTGCCGGCGTGTTGCTCCCGGCCAGATCGACCAGCGATTTGCACCAGTTCTGGAATCCCTGATCGCCTTGCCAACTATGCGGGCAACTGGCCAGCAAGAGTTTAAGCTCTTCGTCGCTCACCTCTTCAAAAGGAACTGTCAGTTTGGGCATTTTTAATCCAGGTAAAGATTGACTGCGTTACTGATCACCCCACTGAGCTGGACCACACTGAGCTGGACCAGTGAACCACTCGTCGGAATCGACGCTGCCGGGATCACCACCGTTAAGGAGGTTGAGGTAGGGGTGGGGTTGGGCGTTATCTGGGTCGCGATAATCAGAACCTTGACCGTGGCCGGATCAAATCCGGTGCCAGTCAGAGTGACCGTCGCGTTGGCATTGGCCTTAACGTGATTAGGCGTGACTTTAGTCAAGGTCGGAGGCGTTGTCTGCGGCACGCTGCCTACGCCACCATTATAAAGACTCGTACACCATTCCAGCATCCCGGCATCGCCTTGCCAGGTCCTGGGACAGGAGAGCATCAGATTCGCCAGCGACGGATTGGAAAGCGGTTCGACTTGCGCCAGATCAGCAGAGGTGACCGCCATTTCATCGCCCGCCAAGGCAGGGGCAATAGTTTCGCTAGCGCTCATCGTCGTTTGGGTTTGATATGAAGTTCACTCGTCGGGTGCTTGCCTACGCTCACCTTGCCTGGGGAGTGCTTCGGCATGCTGGAGAGCTCGACAGTCGGATGCACCTCTTTCTGCACTCCCTGCGCTCGCGGAGCTTGAGTGCCTGGTTGGAACTGCGGAGGACTCTCCGGTAATTCATCGGGCTCCAGCGGAGTGCCTGGATGCGCCGGTTTGGTATTATAATCTGATTGGTCCATAAGGGTTATTTTTTCTGGCCCACCGGCACCGGAGGACTGGTTTGAATGGTAAAGCCTACGGCTTGGCCGGCGACAACCTGGACATCAAGTACGCCAGTAATTTGGGTTACCCCACTGCCCAGATCGGCATCAGCCGTGACATTGATCTGTGCGCTACCTAGAGCCGTGCCTGGGACAACATCGGCACTAAGGGAGTCGGCGCTGATATTGGTTACAGTGACAATAGCGGCACTTGAACTGCTCCAAGAAGCCAGCCCATCGATCTGGGCGGGATTGCCCTTGCTGTCGACAGGTTCAATAGAAGCGGTGACTTTGTGATCGTTGGCTAGGACGAGACTCATAACATTTTTAGTAGTGACGCCGTTATAAGTTATTGACCAGAGAAAGCCAGGCGTCCGCTCTTCCTCCAGTTCTAAATTCAGCGTGCCGCTAACGATTAGTTTCAGCCTCCTCCTCCTGACTGGCCGTAAGTGCCGCCACCCATCAACTGACTCGGTTGAGGCGGCGGCGCCGGAGCGGGTCCAGTGCCGCTTAAACTTTGCGTCGGTCCCGGCGCAACGCCCAGTTTCCCGGTGATCGCGTTCTGCTGCTGAACCACCTGCTGCTGCAGGTTCTGCGCTCGGCGCTGCAAAAGTTCCAACGAAATCGGGTTCTGCCGCAGGGCATTGATATATCCTGGCTGCTGGATCGTATTTTGAATCACTTGCAGCCTCAATTGCGCGTTCTGACCCCCCGTATACATCGGAGGCTCGATCCCGTCCGCAATCTTGGATAGCTGCGCCTGCTCGTCGTTGATCTCCTGCTGAGTCACCTGCGCCTGCGGCTGGATCAGTTGCCGCGCCAGAGCGGGATCAAGCGCTCGAGCCGCGTACATGGTTAGGCCCGCTCTATCAATCACGCCCGCCGCATCGGTCGAAACCAGCATCTGCTGAATCAATTGCAACTTCTGCAAAACAAATTCTTGGTTGAGGTCTTTCGCGTCATATTCTAAGACCAGATTTAAGTTGCGCTGAATACTCTTACGATCTCTGGGCGGCACCGCTGCCTGATCCCCCGCCGCAGTCACCCAATCTTCATCAGGCAAATACTGCATGCAAAGCTGGTAAATCATCACGTGCACCTGGCGCAGTTCGCTCAGCCAGGCGTCGATCAGCCTCTGTTGCTTGCGCAAAACCTTGTTCGGGTCGACCCCTTCCATGTTGCGCCCAAAATAATTGGCGACATCCTGGCGGATACTCATCTCAGTCTGATAAGTGGTCTGATCAATCGGAGGAGGGGGCAACCAGGACAGTTCCCCCGGACGCATCACGCCAAGCTGCGCTCTTGGCCCAAGTTTGTAAATTTGTTTCCCTCTGCCTAACGGCACCTGGAGCGGAGGCAGCGTACACAAAGCCGTGCGGTCGTTGCGGCTATCTTTCTGCAGTTTGATCTCGGCTTGCGCCGTCATCGCGATATCCCCAATCCCGCGACTCTCCAAAGCACTCCGACTGCGTTTCTCCCGTTCGCACAAGACAAAAGGGTATTTGCCGTGCAGATAAGGCAACGGGAGTTCCCTGCCCAATAGTTCGAAGTTCGGGTGAAAAATGTTGATGATCGTCTGCCGCTGATTCTTGGAGTCCGTCCCGCGATAAAAAGCGTAATAGACTTCACAGAGCTCTTTCATCTCGTCCACATATAGCCGGTCCCTGAAACGAAAGAGCGTTTGCAACCCTAAGTTAAGCAGGGCCGTCGACCCCGCCCGCTCCAAGATCTCCGTCGTGAACTTCGGATCCCAACCCTCGTGCCGGCTGCGGTCAATCACCGCACTCTTAGGAATCACGTCCCGCCTGACAATCCACGGCAGGCGTTGCAGATCGTAAGTGTTCCTGAAGAAAAACACATCTTGATAGGTTCTCAAGGCCGTTACGCACGGTCTGCTCTCTTTAATATAGGGCCGGGAATAGGAAAACTGCCCAGTAGTGGCCAGACTCATTAGCGCTTGAGCCGAATTGCGCACCGTGGTGTCACGAGTGTAAGGAGTCTCTTTCGGTGGCGGACTATTGGCCCGCGTCGTCGGATCAAGCAATTCCTCAGGCTGCTGCGGAGGCGTGTCGAGATCCGGAAAATACATCGAGAGCATGCTCGCCGCGCCTCGCAGATCGTTGGGGCTAAGCTGTTGCTGGTTGCTCAAAAGATACTCCAGCATCGCTCCAAGTTGCGGATCCATCTGCGCCATCTGCATCAAGTCCTGCAAACTGACCGTGACAATCTCCGAATCCACGTCCATGTACCAGTCCACCCCCATCACGCTCGAGCCGTAATGCTGGCGCCATTGACACGCTAACTCTTTCTCCCGCTCCATCTCCTCGCTCAAGAGATTGCGGTTCACCCAGTCCAGGACCGCAGTTGTACAGCTCGCCTGCTCCTGATAAAGCGAGTTACTCGGCACGGTCTGCATGTGACAATTCTTGTCCGCCGTGCGCATCACATCGACATCGTCCAAAATCAGGTCGTCGATAAAGTAAGGCCGGATGTCGCTTGCCCCTTCCCAAGGGAAAACCTCTTTTCCCGTGTTCGCACTCCACTTCCTGCCATCGTAGGTCTGCCCGCTCCAACGGCAGTACCTGGTATCGTCCAGAGTCGAGATGAAACTGATGTAACTGCTCGCTTCAGTAAGCGCCCAGGTGAAAGATCGCTTTACCTCCGCAAAATTCACAAAGCAGCCTCCCCTTCCTCCTGCGCCAAGGCGTCCAAGGTCTCCATTTGGTCTAACACGTCTTGCGCCACAGCCAAATTACTGAAGGGGCCTATACGCAACTCGTCTTCGACCCATATCTCCCAACCCTTCTCGCGCTGACTAAAAACAATCTGGTAAGAAGGCCTCTTCATAAGGCGTCAGCCCCGATAGGGTCCACCAGTTGCAGGCTTTTCCCCACATCAAAGAGCCCCGCCAGGGCCATGTAGCGCAAACAATCAATCGGATCCTTGCAAGCCCCCAGCTTGTCGTCTTTCCCAGTCCAGACTTTAAGAGCGAAGATCACCGCCTTGCACTCACTACTAATGTAGAGTTTGGCTTCTTTACCAGATTCAGCATCAAAGTCCAAGAGCGAGTTAATCAAACTGATCCCTTCATCAATCGGATCCAAGGGTGCCGGCGCAAAAATCAACTCCAAGAGCGCACACTCCTCAATCACCGTCGTCGCCGCGTCGTTCTTCAGATTGGGCGTGTTGCCGAATCTGCTATCCATCCACCGGCAGACAATCTCCTCGCGCTCCGGTTCTTCCCCAGCTTCGCTCACAGAAAGAGTCTCCAGTCTCCCTATCTCACTAGCATAACGCTCAATCCCCCAGCCGTATGAGCTCTGCGCCGTTCCAGCCCGCCCGTCCGCTTTGCGTCCGTCGGCCTCCGCCCAGGCCCCAGGATCGCCTACCGAAGGAATGTAGCTCCCCTCACACGGCCACTCTCGATAAACAAAATGCCGCCCCCTCGCATCAACCAAAACCCAGATCATAAACCAATTCCTGGCACTGGCCGGATCGCAAAACATGTACCGGCTCCCTTCTTTGGGGATCCGCTCCGGCTCAAGCACATGCACCCCATCTCTGAATCGAGGGAAGCGCGCCAGAATCGCCCGCGTCGGTATCCCGTAGGCGCGGGTCTTGATCTCGTTGCGAGGCGCCCCCGAAAGTGTCGCCCGCATCGTCTCGTACCCGCCAAAAGGATTGTCTATCGAATGAAAATAAACTATCGAACTCCCCCGCCGCACGCAGCGCTGCACCTTCGGCACCTTCTCCCCTAAAAGTTCCGCATAAATACTCTTAATCGTCCGCGCCCCGTCCAGAAACTCCTTCACCGCAGGTGTATAACCCTCAATCGGCGTGAACGTAATCAGCAAAATCCCGGCTCTGGTAACTAAGCGGTAGCGCAACGTCTCTATCCAGTTCAAAGGGATCAGTTCATCCGCCCAAATCAAATCGCAGTCCCCTCCTTCTACCACCGTGATGTCTTGCGCGTAGTTCCTAAAAATACACTCGCTCCCGTTAGGCATAATGAACTTGTTCTCGCTAAACCCGTTCTTCTGCGTGTAGGAAATGTTCACCACCTGCCCCTTCTTCAAACCCTTGAGCTCGGGCGGTATGTATTTAAAAACTATCGGCTGCTGCATCTCAACCGAGTTAGGCTCAGTCGTCTGTAAACACCAGACCCGCGCCTTCTCCTTGCCCAGCAAAATCTCAACCGCTTTGCGCCCAGCATACTCGCTCTTAGATGCCCGGTTTCCACCCGTAATCAATATCTCCCGCTGTCCATCTCTTAACTCCCCCTCTACCAGTTCCCACACGCTAGGCCGATACCCGTACCGCCACGGATCAGCGTGCTCACTCTCAATTAACTCGTTGCGCTTGAGCAAGTAGGCCTCGACAGCCGCAGGGTCAGCCTGAGAGTCTTCCCAGCTCGGTAACGGATAAACAGGGTGCTCTAAAATCTTCACCGCCTTAACTCGTACCGAATCAAATCAAGCTCGTGCCGTAACTCGCAACCCTTCACCTCATCAAGCTTTTCTAGCATCAATACGCAGCTCGCCTCTAAAAATCGCAACACGTCCACTTCAAACGCCATGTAAGGCGTCAAAACAAGCGGCGCCCTCGAGTCTCCGTTGCCCCAAAATTCCTTCACCCCTACCACCTCCCCCTGCGCCTGGGCGCCTTCCCCCTGTATACCCACGGCCTCACATACGCCTCCTCATCACGAGGCTCCTCCATAAAAAACCTCATCCCCCTCATCCACTTGCGGTTGTCCCCCACCTTCACTACACACGTCCTCCGAGTCGCTAACTCCATATACTCACACTGCACCACCCTGGGATTCGGCCCTACCCGCACAACCCGCAACTCACGCTCTATCCCCTTAAGTGGCTCCTTCCCCGCCTCAAGCGACAATGTCCCTATCCCTTCCCCAACCTCCTCCTTATGCCACTTGCCGTCCTCTCCCCTAACCCTCATCCGCTCCTCCCCCTCGACTTCCCCGCCTCCTTCTCACTCACACTGTCCCTGCTCTCCTTGTTAAACTTCGAGTTCCCTAAATCCCTCGCTTCCCCACTCCCCATCACCCCATCATGCAACCTCCCCTTAGATGAACTCCCTCCCCTCTGCCCAGCTTGCCCACTCGGATCCCTCACCTCTGCCTGTGTTCCACTTTGTCTTTTAGCCATACTCTTTTAGCTTATCTTTGTTAATAGTTGGTTCTCTTTATAACAGCCTCGGCGATTCCTCTTCCCGTACCAACTCCAATATCGCTTCCACTACCCTCACCCCACGCTCAGCTTCCCCCCTACTCAGTTCCTTGTTCACTACCAAATCAAACCCCTTCCGCCGCTCCCGCTCCAATGCCCCAACCAAATATCGCTCCATCTCCTTAAACGAAACCTCCATCCCTATATTACTGCTGTATTTTAACCGCTCGCCTTTCATTCGAAACCCTATCACCTAATATTCCTAAAAAATTTCTTTACAGCGATGGAACCGGTCGAGCCGAGGCCACCCCCTCGCTTCGCGACTCCCCTCCTCCCCCCAGTCCAGATTGACAATCTGATTTTTTTCTAGGAGGGTTACCCTCCGGTGGCGGATCGGTGGCGTTTTAGCGGGCGTTTGATCGGTTTGTGTTCTTGTGATGCTATATTGGCTCGGCGCCACAGTCGCAACTGAGCTGCACGCCTCGGAAGTGGGCGACCGGTTAGGAAAGGTTTTAAATGCTGTGCCGCTACATTGATGCCGTTCTCTACCGCGCATTCGAGAGCTAATTCGGCCAAACCTTTTTGAAGCTTTTGAGATTGCGAAAGCGCAGTGACCGAATTCCTCGTTACGCGGGTAGCGTTCGTCGCCGTTTGGTTTGGTTTTGATGACGATTAATTCATAGCCGATAAGGAGATAAGGGAGAGCGAAATCTGGGAGGATGAAATAATCGCTATAGACGGAGTAGAGGGCGACGTTACCTTTTCTGCCGATTTGGGAATAGGATCTGCCAGGGGTTTTGAAGTGGATGGGGAGCTGGGTAATTTTTGGGTTTATCATTTGGGATTGGGGAAGAAGGTTTCTGAGATTGGTTTATGCCAGTCTTGGCAGAGGGCGCAAGTGACTTTGCGATCGAGGTAATCAAAGAGGCTGGCACCGTAAGGGATTTTATGGATACGGAGGTTAAGGCCGCATTTTGAGCAGAAGAGAGGGCTGGGGATTTGGCTGGGTTTTTTCAATATTAATGGGCATGAGTTTTGGCCATGGGTTTTATTGGAACCCAGCAAATTCAATATTCATATGGGGTTGTACCTACTACGTAGTAGTAGTACCCCTATGTATATTAGATTTTGGGGCATTAGGGATGGCATAGGGATTGGGGAATGAGTATTAAGATTGGGAGGGTCTGGATTTGGAGAAGGCGATTTGGTTTGGGGCTGAAGGGGTTGGAATTTTGTGGCGGAAGATTTTCTCCTGGTTAAGGAGGATTTTCAGGAAAGCCTCGATTTTATTGATTCCGAAACCTTTTTGGTTAGCGAGGTGGGTGAGTTCTTCTTTAGGGATGGGATCGAGTGCAGGGATGAGAGGCAGGAGATCGTCTGGGGTTTTGGCGCTGGCTTTTTTCTCGGTGTTGATGAGCTCGTTGCTGGCTGGGATCCAGAGTCGTTGTTCGTCCTGGGAGTGGGCGAAGAAGCGTTCGCAGGACTCCGAGTTCCAGCCGATGCGTTTGCCGCGTTTAGCGGCGATGAACTTGAACAGTCCTGGGGTTTTGCAGGGGTCGATGACGAGGTAGGCTCGCGCCCAATTGGTGAGGACGGTGGCACCGGCACCTGCGTACATCCAATCGCTGGGTTTCCAATTTTCGGTATCTCGGAAGTTGGTTTTGGGGGTATGATGGATGGGGATGGCGGCACAATCGTGCCTGGTGAGGATGGGGTTAAGCTGATTACGCAAGAAGTTGCTATTGAGTTTATCGTCTTTGATATCGCCGCCTAAGTAAGCGGTGTAGGGGTTGATCCAGACCAGGTCGACGGGGGCTTTTTCGGTGAGAATAAACTCGAGGAAATGGAAGAAAGATTGTCCTGTGAGATCGTTGACGGGTTCGACGTGAGTATTTTCTTCCATGAGAGCCATTTGGGCTTGGGAGAGTTTGAGGTGTTGAGCTATCTGGGCCATTTCGATGCAATCGCCTTCATCGTCTTCGGCCTGGATAATGACACTGCGCAGCGGGCGTGAGGGTTTAATATCCAGGCAAGGCCAGCCGACAGCGAAACAGATACTGCACTGAGCGCACAGGGTGCTTTTGCCTTGACCGCTAGGGGCGACGATAAAGAGTCCTCCATGTTTGCACAGGTAACGGTTGCCCAGCAGCGTTTTAGTGTGATCGATTTTGCGTTGGGCGAAATTGGCCCAGGAAACGCCGACAAGAGGGCGCGGCAGTTGATTGCTCTGGCCGTTGGAGAGTTGTTTTTCCTGTTCCTCAAATCCGGCGTGCCACTGGTCTGAGGTGATGCTGCGCTCCATAAAGACTCAGTGGGGTTGAGCACGGATTTGGAGGCGCAGGATGTTATTGCCCTGAGAATCGCTACAGGAGAAAGCTTTGGCCCTGAAACGATGATGTCCGATTGTGCAGACTCCGATATAATCGGGATTGTCTTTGCGTTTTTTGGTGACCGGATACAGGTCGATATCGATTGGTTCGTAACCGCCATTAAAGCGCAGACGGTCAACTTCGCTGGTGAGGATTTTATGCCAGAAGTTGTATTGGTCGGCCCATTCGGTGCTGTGTTGAAGTGGCTTAGTTGCGTCGGAATCCATTAACGAAATCTCCTTTAGCGTCTTCGTTCTCTTTAAGTGCGCTGAAGCGCAGGCCGCGCCTGACGCCGTCTTTAAAACCGCTAGAATAGCCAAAGGCTTGACCGGCTTTAAAAATGGCGATGCCACTGAAAAGGCCGATGGCGATGGAGAAGAGGATGGCGGGGTCGCTAGCGAATTGCAGGGGGTTCATGATCGAGTGCGTTCTTTCTTTTGGTGGCTGGCCTTTGCCAGTTCCGGGGCGCAGGCTTTGAGAGTGATAAGGGAACTGAAAGTGTCGTTAAATTGAAGGGAGAGCGCTTTGCCTTTAAGGTTGCGAGCCAGACCGAAGCGCTCTTGAAGCGCGGTGATTTTTAAGCTCGTGGAGGCGAGGAAATCTTCGAGACTGATGCCGGCTTGGGCCGATGTCTCATAAGCGGCTCGGATATCGATTATCTCGCGCACTTTTTTGCCGTCCTTCAAGTACCAGTTGGGAATAGATTCAGGATCGGACTGCAGGAGCACTTTGTAGCGTTCTTTCAAGGCCCGCAAGACGGGTTCGGCGGCGACGATCCAGTCCAGTACTTGAGCGCCACGAGTGCCTGCAGGGAGCACGTACTCGCCTTTTTCGATGCGTTTAGCCAAGGAATAGGTCACTAGAGAGTGTTCACGTGCTTCCTCGCACTGAGCGATTGCGGGGCAATGTTTACACCAGGTGCCAGGGGTGCGGGGGGCATCGGGATCGGCGGCATCGGCGAGGGTCGCGCGCAAGAGGCGCAAGGCGAGTTCGGCTTCGATCTGGTCATAGACGGCGATGGAGGGGCGTTGACTGACCCACGGTTGCAGGATAGCGACGGTAAACTCCCTTGCTCGGGGGTAATTGAAGCGGGCCAGAGCGACTAGTTCGCGCAATTGATCGTTGGACTCAGCGGGGGAGACCTCCTCAAAGAGGGTTTTAGCATCCAGAATAAGCATCCGCTGAGAGTGAATGGTGCCGTAAGCGGCATCGAACTGGCCGGAGTGAACCGGCTCGAGGCCATTGTGCAGCCAGAGGCGCACTTCGCGCCCTAGCAAGGTGTACTGATCGTGGCCGGCCCAATCGGTGACCAGCAAGCGCTCCATGCGCTGTAAATGCTCGAGCGTTTCAGTCTGCATGCTCGAGAGGGATTCTTTATTGTTGCCGGCCCAGGCGGCATGAACGGTAGTGCCGCTTTGCGCGTCGGAATCGGGTAGTGGGGCTTGCAGCTTAGCGGCTTTGCGCAATTCTGCGATCAGGTTCTGGCTCCCGGTGCATTGTCTGCGCCGGTAAGCGCTTGAGGCGCTTGCGAGATCTAAGCGTTCAGAATCAATCACTTGTTTTTGCGAGGTTTACGGTTTTGTCTTTTGTGTTCGCGTTCTTTTTCCTGCTCAACAGCAGCATCGAAATCGAAGTTGGGGTTGACCAAGTAGACGTCGAGTTTTGCCGCATGCGAGATGGGTCGCTCAGCTAAAGTGCGTCCAATGCAAAACAGTGCGCCACTAGCTTTAGCTTTCATTACGGCAGCGGGGCCGGCGTTGCGATGATTGGGAG